ATTGATGCGAACTTGCTTGATGTAACAGTTGACGATCTTAAGCAGTTGTCAAAAGAAATATACGATAAGAAAATTGCTAGAATTAAAAGAAAAACGACAGGTAAGTTGGTAATTAAAGAATATCCAACAGCTTGTGCTGGTTCGGCCAACTTTCGACATCTGCTAAACGAATTGAAGTTGAAAAAGAAGTTTGTGCCTGATATTATCTATATTGATTATCTAAACATTTGTATGTCATCAAGGATTAAACATGGTTCCCTCGTCAATTCTTATACCCTTATCAAGTCAATCGCGGAAGAGCTACGAGGGTTGGCAGTTGAATTCAATGTTCCTATCGTCAGTGCAACTCAGACAACTAGAAGCGGATATTCGAACAGCGACGTGGGATTGGAAGATACATCAGAATCCTTTGGACTCCCAGCCACAGCTGATTTTATGTTTGCACTCATCTCATCAGAAGAACTTCAAGACCTCGGTCAAATTATGGTTAAGCAGCTTAAGAATAGATACAATGATCCCAACATTAATCGTAGGTTTGTTCTTGGGGTTGATCGTAGCAAAATGCGTCTCTATGATGTAGAACAATCAGCACAAGAAGATATCCTTGAAGGTCCCGTAATGGATAATACTAAATTTGGCGAGGAAGATTACGAACGTTCTAAACCAAAAAATAAATTTGATAGATCTAAATTTTCGGGGTTTAAATGAGAGACATTTATATAATAAGTGATACGCACTTTGGTCATGAAAACATTCTTAAATTTACAGGTTTTGATGGCGGACCTGTACGTGAGTTTCATGATGTTCATCATATGAATGAGTATATGGTTGAACGTTGGAACAAAACGATTAAGGATAATGATATTGTATATCATCTTGGTGACGTTTATTTTGGTAAAGGTCACCAAATGCTTTCTAGATTGCGCGGAAGAAAAAGATTGATCCTTGGCAATCATGACAATGGAAAAAGTGAACATCTTCTAAACAATTTTGAGAAAATACTCATGTGGAGAGATTTCAAGGAATTTGATTGTATTCTTTCTCACGTTCCTTTGCACGAAAGCGCATTGTATAAACGTAAGTATAATCTTCATGGTCACGTTCATAAAGGCGCCCACAGAGGACTTATGCAAGATAAACGTTATATAAATTGTTGCGTTGAAGTTCGTGATTACACACCTGTTCATATTGAAGAGTTAGTCAAGTGATACATAAAATAGGCGTAACTGGAACTCGTTCCGGTATGGATGATAAACAATTAAAAGAAGTTAAAAAATATCTTGAAGGTATGATTTATCTTCTTGGCAACATTGAACTTCATCATGGAGATTGTGTTGGAGTTGATGTTGAAGTTGCTAACATAGCTCAACAATTGGGTTGTAAAATTGTTTGTCATCCGCCCATTAAATCTGAACTTAGAGCATTTCACAAATCGGACGAATATCGACCACCATACTCTTATTTTGAAAGAAATAGAAATATTGTTGATAGTTGTGACGTTTTAATGGTTGTACCATACCAAACAGAACATCAAAAGAATGGCGGAACTTGGTATACTCACGACTATGCCGTTAAAAAGAAAAAGCCTTTGGAAATTTTTTATCCGAATCGTTAAAATCCGCTTGACTTTCATAAAAATCTAAAGTATACTATAAACTGAGAAAAAAGGATGAAATCATGAATTATAAGATGAAGGTTGATAACGGTGTTCATCAGGTTTTCGAAACAGCAACAGAACAAATTATCAAAACTTTCGACAACAAAGAAGGTTGTCGCAAATTTATGCGTCAGCTCAACCTTGGTAGCGGATTCGATGGGTTCACTCCAAGTTTTTTTCTGAAAAAAATTGAAATTAAGAAAAATAAAAACAAAAGAAAGACTAAATAATACAAACGAAAATACGTATTGCGCAACGTCGCAAGAGGCAAGAGTCTATAAAGAGACACGGAATAGTTAAGAAAACATGGGTGGGGTTCCCCTTAACCGTATTTTCGTTAATTAAAGGCGGGCTGAAAAGCTCGCCTTTTTTATTATCTAAAAACTATAAATAAACCATAATCTAATATAGGAATTATAATGATAACGTTTAAAGATTTCGCTGATTTTATTGTTGAAGAAACCAATAATCCAAAGCATGAAATTCATTATTACGATCTAGACGATACTTTGGTTCATCACGATAACAGCAAGCTTAGAGTTCACGTCAAAGATTCATCAGGCAAAAGAGTTAGAACCTTGACGAGTTCTGAATTCAATACTCATCAATTGCCTCCTGGACATTCATATGATTTTGGCGAGTTCAAATCTTCAGATGTGTTTGGTAAATCAGCGAAACCTATTAAGAAAGTCATAAATAAATTGAAAGGATTGTCTGATAAAGGTCGTAAAGTAGAAATACTAACAGCGCGCCAAGATTTAGACGATCAGCCTAAATTTGCTCATCATATGATGAAGTTTGGTATCGATATCGGTAAGGTTCACGTTAGAAGATCTGGTAATCCTCCGAACGAAAAGAAAAAACCCTCAGAGGCAAAGAAAGCAATTATATCGGACGCTATTGATAAACATGGTTATAAAAGAGTTCATTTGTATGATGATTCAGCGGAGAATTTAGAAGCTATGTTGTCTTTGAAAAAGAAACATAAAGATGTAGAGTTTCACGCGCATCATGTACAACATAACCCAGAAACTGGGGAAACAACTATTACTACGAGGAAAGTTTGATGATTAATTTTAAGGATTTTTTAATTGAATCTAAAGGAGCTGACACTGCTTTTTCTGGCCATGCTAACGAACATCTTACTCATCATTTATTGCAAAAATATATTAATCATTTAAAAAATTCATTACAAAATGGTTCTAATTTAGAAAGTTCTCATTCTGCTGCTATGCAGCATATGTTAAATCAAAAATATGATCCGAATAAATTTTCGCAAATTCCTGAATTGGGAAATGCGAGAGCTCATTTCGGCGACGAAGAAATGGGAAACATGCATGAAGATTCTAAAAAAACTGCTTCTGCTATTATAAATCATCTTAGAAATAATTATAATTTGGGCGTTTCAGATTCTAGACATATTGGTAAAGAAAATGTTGGTAGGTCTGGAGGAGCTGATTTAGAAATTAGTACGCAAAATGATAGAGGAGAACCTGATAAATCTAAAGTTTATTTAGAACATTTGGGAGCTTCTTTAAAATATGCTAAATCTCCTTCTTCTACAATAAAAATACATTCTCCTAGTGTAAAAACTATGTCTGGTATAATTGATAAACATCATCAATTAATGCATGGAGAAAAAAGCGGTTTACAAGAAACTTTAAATAATATAGGAAAAGAAGGAGTTCTTTCTCAACAAACTGCTTTGGCAAAACATCATGATGTTTTATCTAAATATTTTAATGAATTAGGCGATAAAAAATTAACTTATAAACCTATGATGAATTCGAATGGTCAGGTTATTGGTGGAAATTTGAGTAAACACGCTGTGAGTCATTTAAGAGACAGTAAAGATCCTAAGTTAAGAGCAGCTTATAATGATATGGCAAATGAAAATTTAAAAATGAAAACTAGAATGGCTGCAGCTTTACATGATTCTATTTCTAAAATTTTAGATCATCCTTCAACTTCTCCAGAACACGATCAAATTAAAGAATCTTTAATTAGAGATATGGCTAATATTCATAAAGATCAAGCTCCATCTATACTTGTTTCTACAGAAAGAAATAAACCTGAAGCTTCAGTTTATGATACTAGTGATTATCTTACTAAATCAATTACAAGAAATGGTTTAAACGGTCACAGTTATTCTGGAAAATCAACTTTTAAAGTTGGCCCCATGGATTTAGCGTTAGATACTAGACCTACTACTTCTAGAAACCCTGTCAGCTCTTATCCAGTAAATGCCAGCATAAAAACTTCTGATGTTAAACAAAATGGAAGTTATCCGAAAACTGTAGAAACACCTCCAACAACAAAAAAAGTAAAGAATAGTAAATCACCTACTAAACCAACACCACAACAAGTAGCGGCTTTAAAACATCAACAGACTCATCCTATATTTGGTAATAGTACTGGAGAACATAGCGGTACAAGTTTCTATAGTCCGGCTGACACCGAACACGCTCAAAATATGCAAGCACAAGGAGCGCAATAATGCTTAATTTTAAAACTTATTTAATAGAAGCTCCTGTTAAACAAACTGAAGGTAAACCATTAACTCATCTTCGTCACTTAGAAGATAACGCGATTTACGACGGTCATGAAGGTGTTGCTAGAGCTGCTGATTTTCTAGACGACGCTCATAAAAAACTATTGGGTAAAAATTCGGCGACTCATTTTTCCACAAAGTTTGATGGTGCGCCCTCTATAGTATTTGGTCATCATCCACAAACAGGTCAGTTTTTTGTTGCAACAAAAGGCGCTTTTAATAAAACTCCAAAACTTGCATTTAGTCACGAAGATATCGATAAACACTATGGGCATGCTCCAGGATTGGCTAAAAAAATGCATGCTGCTTTTGAACATCTTCCTAAAATTATGCCACAAAACGCAAAGGCCGTAGATGTATATCAAGGCGATATGAAGTATACTAAGCCTGATATTACAACCTCTGGTGGTCGTCATAGTTTTACGCCAAACACTATTACGTATTCAACACCTACTGATTCAGCCGATGCAGCAAAAATTAAGGCGGCAAAAATGGGCGTTGTAATTCATACAAAATACAAAGGACCAAAAGGAGCTGGACTCGAAGGTATGTCAGCTGGCCCATTAGATGATAAAGAAAGAGCTAGATTAAGTAATCATCCGGATGTTCATAATATTGATCCAACAATAACAATAAATCCGGCTAATTATACGCCCGCTGAACAACAGGAATTTCTTAGTCATAGAGAAGCAGCAACAAGAACTTATCGCAGTATGAAACCAGAAGCTTTTGATGTTGTTTCTAAACATGGTCAAAATATTGAAACTCATGTAAACGATATGGTTAGACAAGGCGGAGAGCCTTCTGTTGAAGGTTATTTGGCTCATCTTCAAGCAAGACATCAAAAAGATTTAGATTCTGTAAAAACTGAAGCAGCAAAAAATAAAAAACGTCAAGCTCACGCTGCGATGATGCAAGAAATATATGACAATAAAGATCATTTTAAGAAAGCTTTGGAGCTTCATAATCATCTTCAAAAGGCCAAAGATGTATTGACTGGCGTAATGGCCAAAAACAATCAATGGGGTCATTCAATTGGTGGTGAAGGAACAAATCCGGAAGGCGTTGTTGCTGCCAATAAAAAAGGTGAAATGACTAAATTTGTCAACAGAAAAGAATTTGCCCGTCAAAATTTCTTGAAGGGCGCTTTCCAAAAACAACAGGCGGCTGCTAATGCTACGTAGTTTTCTTCAATACTTAAGAGAGTCAAATAAAGATACAAGACCAGTAGTATTGACTTACGGAAGAATGAATCCGGGTCCTACAATTGGTCATCAAAAAGTTATTGAAAAGGTTCATGATTTGGCCAACAAACAAGGTGCTCATCATGAAATTATTCTTTCTCACTCTCAAGATTCAAATAAGAATCCATTAAGTATTGATCAAAAGTTAGAGCATGCAAGAAAGTTTTTTCCACAAACCAATTTTGTTGGTTCTTCCAAAGAAACGCCAACAATTTTACATCATCTAAGTAGATTACATGCAGCTGGACACCCGGAAGCAACTGTCGTAGTTGGTTCTGATAGAGTTCCTGAATTTACTAAAATGTTAAAACAATATAACGGTGTTCCTGGTAAACATGGTTATTACAATTTCAATAAATTAAAAGTTGTGTCGGCTGGCGATAGAGATCCTGACGCCGAAGGAGTTGAGGGTATGTCTTCAAGTAAAATGAGAATGGCCGCGCAAGCAGGCGATTTTGATAGTTTCAGACATGGCGTTCCTTCTCACGTTCCAGATGAAGATGCAAAAAAACTATTCAACGATACCCAAGCAGGTATGAACGCGGGAAAATAATATGGCCGACGAAAAACTTCTTTTGGAAAAATTTGCCAAAGCTTTTGGCGTTGAAAACGTATTGGAAGATCTTAAGATAAAGAAAGCAAAAGAAACTGCCATATTAGAAAGTATGCAAAAAGCTGTAGGTAAAATTAATACCGTTCAAGAAATAGAAATAGAAACCATTGTTGAAGAAAAATCAATAACAGAATCTGAAGTTATTGTTGAAATGGGTAGACAGCCGGAACCAGTTCTTGATAAAGAACCTATTGTTAATAAGTATGTAAAAGCTTTGTCCAAAATAACAGACCAAAAGGGTTCGGCAGAACAAAATAGTATACCCGACATTTATCGTCGAGAATTAGATATTATTAAAAAATCAATTGCTGATTTTCATCGTTTTGCTCAAAGACATTCGCAACTTGGTGGCGGTGGTGAAGTCAACCTTCGCCATTTAGATGACGTCAATAGATCATCTATCGCTGACGGTCTCTATCTTCGTTACGACGCAGCCACAAAGAAGTTTGTGTTTGACGATCCAGTCTCTAGTCCAAACTTACTTAATGTAGCTTCTGATATTATACCATCAACGACTCTAACATATACTATTGGTAATACAACAAATCGCTGGGCGCAAGCATATATTGATGAAGTTATTGTTGGTGCAAATTCTATTACATTCCAAGACGTGATAGGTGGAAATCCTGATCAAACGCTTTCTCTCGCTAATCAAGTGTTTTATATCACTCAGGGCGCAGGAACTAATACACAGTTCAATGCTAACGCTGGATTCAATGCTGGCGGTATCGTTTTGCAAAACTATACTATTCAGTTAGCAAATGCATCGCAAAACTTGGTAGTTGGTTCTACTTCTGTAAACAACAGCGTTGTCTTTAACCAAAACATCAAAGCAAATACAACAATTACTTTTACTGATAATACAGTACAAAATACCGCTTATAAAGTTCCTAACGTAAGAATAGCAAACGTAATCTCGAACAGCGTTTTGATTGACTTTTCAACTGACAACTTTGTTCATATTCATACCAATCAAGGAACTGTTACAGCTAACATACAAAATTTGACAGCTGGTAAGGTGGTCGAACTGTTTATCTTTAATAATGTTGGTGGCACACAACAGTTTAATCATGGCGTAAGTTCGACACAGGCTACAGGTGGTCAGTCTTTTTATCTAAGCTCTCACAATACAATGTATGTTAAGTATTTTTGTTTAGATGGAACGGCTAACAACACCTTTGTGGCTGCGATAACATAAGCAATTTTATAAATAAAAGGTCAGCAGAAAGCTACGGCAATCCTGCAAGTTCTTTGGTCAGCCCACGGGAAACCCAAAATGCAAAATGAAGATACCAGTCTCCAATCTAGTCCTCAGCTAGCACTTCGCGAACAAAACGGGGGTGTCGTAGCCCTGTCTGGCAAACAAATCCTTTCCCTATACAAGAAATCAGAGCAGTCTGGTATTCCGTTTGATACACTTAAGGAAGTGTATAACCGAGGGTATTCAGTAGCACTATCTGAACAAGATGCATTCGGCCGAGTCAATTCATTTATAGCAGGCGGAGAAGCAATGATTATAGATAAAGATTTAATGGAAAAGCGTGGTCTTTGGGATAATATTCACGCTAAAAGAGAACGTATTAAGCACGGTTCTGGCGAACACATGCGTAAGCCTGGATCAAAAGGTGCACCAACAGATTATGCATTAAAACATTCACAGGCAAAAGAAGAGTATACTGGTTCAGAAACAGTTTCAAATAATTCAGATGATCCATCAAGTCGTTTCATTGGCACTACATCACTGACCAATGTTTATAAGAACGCAACTCCTGGACAATCTGTTACAAAAACAATTAAGAAGGTTGTCAAAGAAATGACAATCCGCGACGCAGCTGGTCATAAACAAAAAATCAGTAAGAAGCCAGTTCGTGAAGTTGATGGTAAAATTCATATGGAATATCCAGGTAAAAGCAGCAGCTCTGGTGGAGGCGGTAAATGATTGGCTTCAAAGAATTTACAGTTGAAAACTGGCAGAACAGCAAATACAAAAGCGATAAAGGTGGATTGACTAAAGCTGGTGTTATGGCTTATCGCCGCGAACATCCAGGCAGTCATCTTAAAACAGCTGTTACTACAAAACCTTCTAAGTTGAAGAAAGGTTCAAAAGCAGCTAATCGTCGTAAGTCATTCTGCGCTCGCATGAGTGGCATGAAGAAAAGATTAACATCAGCTAAAACTGCGCATGACCCAGATTCACGCATCAATAAGGCTCTTAAAAAATGGCACTGTTAACATTTAAACAGTATATTGAAGAAAGTAAAAAAGGTACACTACACGTTGTTGATATTGATGACACAATGTTTCATACAACAGCTCGTGTTCGTGTAAGAAATTCGAAGGGTAAGATAATCAAGTATTTGTCTAACGCCGAGTTTAACAATCATAAACTGAAGCCAGGACAAAGCTATGATTATAAAGAATTTAAGAATGCTAAGAAGTTTCATGATGAGTCGAAGCCTATTCATCCAATGATTAACAAGGTGAATAAGATTCAAAAGAATGTGTCGAAGCATCCAAATAGCCGAGTGATTATCAATACTGCTCGAGCTGATTTTGATGACAAGGATAAGTTCCTAGACACGTTTAGAAAGCAAGGCGTAGACATTGACAAGATACATGTTCATCGAGTTGGTAACATGACTGGACCCGATAATGCTGCATCTAAGAAAGTCAAAGTGGTTAAACAATATATCGACCAGCACAGTCATAAGAAAGTTATTATGTATGATGATAGCAAGACCAATCTTGAGGCTCTGCTAAATATGAAAAAAGAATACCCCGATGTGAAGTTTATTGCATTTCACGTCAAACCTAACGGAACTATGAAAAAGTATAATGGAGAAAAATGATGGATCAAAATGTTATTTTAATTGCAATTTTTGTTGTTGGCGCTATTGCTCTTTTTTTGGCTATGTTCCAGAAGAAAGAAGTAAAAGTCGAAACAAAAGAAGAAGAATTGAAAGCTGAAACAGCTGCCGTGATTGAAAAGATCAAAGCTCCTGCTAAGAAAAAGGCACCAGCTAAGAAGCCAGCTGCCAAAAAGAAAAAAGAAGTTGCTGCTCCAGCACCAGTTGAAGCGCCAGCTCCTGCTAAGAAGACAAAAACAAAGAAAGCAAAAGTAAATGGATGAGTTAATCGAGCAAATGAAGGTGGTTCTTGGAACCACTTTCGCTTTTTATCTTAAAGCTCATTATTTCCACTGGAACGTGGAGGGTCCACAATTCCCTGCATACCACAAGTTTTTCCAGAAAATTTACGAGGATGCTTTTGATGCTGTTGATGCAACAGCTGAAGAGATTCGTACTATGGATGCTTATGCTCCTGGATCGTTTATTCGTTTTGGCGAATTGTCTGTCATTAAAGACGAGATAAACATTCCGCCAGCTATGTCTATGGTCGCAAAACTATTAGAAGATAATGAGAAGTTGATCAAAGAGCTTGAAAAAGCTCAAGCACTTGCTTTGAAGAACAAGTGTGATGGATTAGAAAACTTCTTACAAGGTCGTATCGACGTTCACTTCAAGCACAACTGGATGCTTAAAGCAACATTAAAGGCGTAACAAATGAAAGACTTTCGCAGCTTAGAACAAAAAATTCGTCAAATTCGCATGAACGAGGCAGAAGCTCGCAACACAGCATTGCGTAAGAAAGTTGTCAATGTTGGTCGCCCAGAAGATAACGTAAAGGACGCAGAAACATCTAAGCTGGCGAAACAAGCTGAAATCAAAACAAAAATTATCGATGAAGATATTGGTTATGAGTCAAAAGATACCGCTAAAAAAATTAAAGATCAAGAATTAGATAAAAAAAACGCTAAAGAAATTAAAGGCGGTAAAACAGAAATTGAGCTTAATCCTAAAACTGACGATAAAGTTGGCGATGAATCAGATGAAACGGGTAAAGCAAAAAAAGCAACTGCAAAGGCGAACAAAGAAATTGGCGCTAAAAATGCAACTGTTAAAGAAGAAACTCTTGATGAGTTGTCAAAAGAAACTCTCC